GAACAAGGACTTGCAGATGGAATCAGGGTAACCGCAATCGGCGATGCCGTTGGATCTGTCGCAAGTCGATTAATTGACTCTGCAACAAACCCTGCTTTACCCATTACCGATGTGGCCGAAGTAGCCATAGAAACTATTGTTAATCCTGAATAAACCCCATAAAAAATAATGAGCCTAGGAAAAGTTTTATCGGCCAGAGACGGCCAACATGAGATAACTTCTGTAGAATGTGTCGGCGATGTTGCGGCAATTTCTGAAGTATCGACTATCACCTGTGTAGACCAAGCCTATGCCGGTGTCAAAGAGGTGACCCGTATAACCTGTGTGGCTGATGTCGCCGGTTCGCTCAACGCCAAATACTTCCGAATAAATGATGATACCCAGTCCGCAGGTGTCTGGATTGACGTAGGAAATTCTGGCACGTCGGTGCCTTCTGGGGCGTCCTCCCTGGATCGAGCCATCGAAATCACGACTATCACCTCGGGCATGAGTGCCCATCTTGTGGCTGGAGCAATTGCGACCACACTTCATGCTGACTCTAAGTTTACCGCTTACAATATCGGGGCTGATTTATATGTTACGGATGCAAGTGTCGGCACCCGTGTGGACGCCATTGCTGGAGACTCCGGCTTCCTTATGACCGTGGTCACCCAGGGCACTGCTTCCTGGGATCTGAACGGCAAATACTTTCTGCTTCAGGATACCGCTGGATCAGTGGGAGTTTGGTTCGATGTTGATAACTCTGGAACCTCCATTCCATCTGGTGCTTCTTCGGCAACAAGGGCTATTGAGGTCACCACGGTAACCTCGGGTATGACAGCAAAGGATGTTGCCGGGGTACTTGCCACCAAACTTCACGCAGACTCTAAGTATGCGTCAACTTCAGCTCTTTCGATTGTGACTGTAACTGATGCTGATGCCGGTGCCCGCACAAATATTGCCGCTGGGGATACCGGGTTTACCGTGGCTGTGGCTACAGCAGGTGCCAATGCTGACTCGTTGAATGCCACCTACTTTAAGGTGAGTGATGATGCCGGGACCGTTGGCTTCTGGTTCGACGTAGACAACAGTGGCACCTCGGAGCCAGCCGGATCGGCGTCTCTGGATAGAGATGTAGAAATAACCACGATTGTCACCGGAGATTCCGCATCAACTGTGGCCACCAAACTAGCCGCTGTGGTCAATGCGGATTCTAAATTCGGTGCTACGGCTTCAGATTCAACGGTTACTATCACTGACGCATCGCAAGGTGTCCGAGTGGATGGTGCTGATGGAACCCAGGCTAGTGGCTTTACAGTCACCATTACTAAACAAGGTGCTCTTACCTTTGAGTCGGAATCCATTGAATCCAGTGGAGAAATATTTTCGGTTTTCGCATCAGGAACATTCGCCGCTACTCTCAAAATTCAGTTTTCACCCGACGGTGGAACTACGTGGTTTGATGATTCTGATTTAACTTTTACAGCTAAAGGCAAGGCGAACTTTCAAGTCGCGGCTACAGCTCTAATTAGATTCGAGATTACAAGTGCTACTGGCACCACGGCTATTGATGCCTGGCTGGGTGCGCTTGAAAACGCTTGATTCTAATACAATCTCTCTCTCTTTCTTTTTCAACTCTCGGTAATCACAAAGAGACCCCTATGATTACACCACTGACGATGTACCAACCTTTGCCCGGTGCGCCGGATAACAAGGCTAACCTTTGGTTCATACGAGCAGTCTATCGTGGTGGTTTGTTGTAATTGTGTTACCAAATGACAATATAAACCCTTAACCCCTATACACTACAATGGCTGTTACTAACAATGCTGCTCCTTCTAGAATTGGCCAGGTGAACGCCTCTGGCGATGCGAAGACGCTCTTCCTGAAAGTTTTTGCCGGGGAGGTTCTTGCAACATTTGCGGAAGTGAATGTTATGATGCCCCTCCACCGAGTACGGACTATCAAATCAGGTAAGTCGGCTTCGTTTCCCGCTGTCGGCACCGCTACTGCTGCGTACCATACTCCTGGCGAATCCCTTATTGAAGGTGACAACGGCTATTTGAACCAGGTCAAGCACAATGAGCGGCTCATCCATATCGATGATCTGCTTGTGGCTCCTGTCTTCGTATCGAACCTTGATGAGGCGATGAATCACTACGATGTCCGTGGTGAGTATTCCACTCAGATGGGTCGAGCCTTATCCAATACCGCTGATAAGAACCTTATTCAAAAGGTACTAATGGCTGCCCGCGAGGCGGCGACGATCACCGGTGGAAATGGTGGATCAAAGCTGAGTAAAGGCGCTACCGTGGCAACCACGGCGACCGTTTTGGCGGCTGCGATTTTCGAAGCTGCCCAGACCCTGGATGAAAAGGACGTGCCCGAAGAAGACCGCTACTGCGTGCTTCTCCCGAAGTATTACTACCTGCTCGCGCAGGAATCGACCAAGGTCATCAATCGTGATGTCTCTGGTGCCGGTTCGTATGCTGACGGTGAAGTTCTGCGGATTGCCGGTGTTAAACTGGTCAAGAGCAACCACGTTCCATCCACGGATCTAAGTGCTGCTGTGACTGGTGACAACAACGATTATACTGCTGACTTTAGCGACACTGTTGCTACGGTTTTTCAGAAATCTGCTGTTGGCACCACGAAGCTGCTTGATTTGGCTGTTGAATCTGCTTATCAGATTGAACGTCAAGGTTGGCTGTTTGTCGGAAAATACGCAATGGGCCATGGGACGCTCCGCCCGGAGAGTGCCGTGGAAATCAGCAAGGCTTCATAACAAGAAGTCAGCAACGCTGATTATTTATTGCGATTACTTCTACCCCGAGAGGCGGTAGGTTTCTTAACGACTCTATACTTTCTTCAATACACCCACGTGTGTGTTGTTGTTGTTGTTCCCGCGTTGTTTAGAGAGCCTACCGCCTCTCTTTTTTTCTTTTTGTTACAGAAAACCCCTAACTTTTAAAAAAATAACTTTATGGCCCTAGTATTAACTACAGTTCTTGACGCCGTTAATACCATGTTGAGTTCTATTGGGGAGTCTCCAATTTCAACTCTTGAGGAAAACACAACTGCTGATGCTGCTGTGGCACAGAACTTATTGGATGAGGAGACCCGCGAAGTTCAAGACATGGGATGGAATTTCAATACTGAAGACGATGTTCCGTTTGTCCGCGATGGGGATGGAGAAATTGAGGCACCATCCAATGTCCTTAGATTTACGGTTAACCAGATAAACTTCCAAGACATGCGTCCGGTCATTCGAGGAGCAAAGTTCTACGACGCTGAAAATCGAACTTATGCCTTCACAAAAGACCTCACGGCCAAAGTTGTTTATCTCCTAGATTTTACTGAATTGCCCCAGTCAGCCCGTTGGGCAATCACCCTGAGAGCAACACGGAAATTCTATCGTCGGTTTATGGATGCCGATGATACCGAAGTTTTCACTCGAGAAGACGAACAGGTCGCATGGTCAGCTCTTAAAAGACATGAAGCCGAGACCGGCCATTACAACATCTTTAACGAGTATGACGCTGCCCGACCCCTGCGTAGAGCCTCTCGTTTACGCTATAGCTGATGCCTGGAACACTAATCTCCACAACGGTTCCTAATCTCATTAACGGGGTTAGCCAACAGGCTGACGACCTTAGATTTCCCAGCCAATGTGATGAGCAAATCAACAAGGTGTCATCAGTTGTGGACGGACTGTCTAAACGACCCCCGCTAAACCATATCAAGAAGCTTTATAATTCCGGCATTATCGGAGAAGACAGTTGGTGGTATTCGATAAACAGGGATTTAAATGAGCAATACGCTGTAGTCATTAGAGACAGTCAAACCAAGGAAGACCTTGAGCTTGAAATTTTCGATCTCGACGGAACAGCCATAACCATAAAAAACGACGCTGGATCTGCACTGAGTGACGCTCAAAAGGAATATTTGGTCACATCAGATCCAAAGACGGACCTGAAGGCTGTTACGATCGCTGACCATACAATTATCGTCAATCGTGCCGTTACCCCAGTTATGGACACAACTGTGTCTACTGCGCGTGATCCAGAGGGTTTGGTATTTGTTAAACTCACCCAATACGGGGCGACATTCACGGTTAGACTATATAATGATGTGACAAGTTCGGTTGCTTCTTACACTGTAGTCAAAACCACGACGAGCACTACAACTAATTACCTGGAAAATCAGGGAGCCATAGCTACTCTAATATATACTGCATTAGTCGGTGGAGCAGTTGACGCGGATGATGATTATGATATTTCGGTCGATGGGCCTTTAATACACATCAAAAGAAAGGACTCCACTGATTTTCGTCTTGAGGTGGAATGCACCATTCCCGATGGGTTGTTTGGGTTTAAAGACGAAGTTCAGTCATTCTCTCAGCTTCCAAAAGACGCCTACGATGGTTTCACAATTAAAGTTGTTGGTAATCCTGAAGATGAGGGTGATGATTATTGGGTAAAATTTGTAACGAATACTCCTGGTATTACCAATCGATTTGTAGAGGGCACCTGGCAGGAGACCATTGAACCAGGAACAACGACTACCATTGATGAAGACAAGATGCCACATCTGCTCATCAGTAACGGCCCTGACTTTACTTTTAAACCAGCTACTTGGGTTAACAGGATTGTAGGAGACACTACTACTAACACTGACCCGTCTTTTATTGGATACCATGAAGTAACAAATATCACCACGGTTGCTGATGTAGGTGACTCCCTAAATACCAAATACTTTCTTCTGGAAGACACTGCCGGTAGCGTAGGTTTCTGGTTTGATACTGATGACTCTGGAAGCACTATTCCAGCGGGTGCCACTGCGGCTGATCGTGCGGTGGAGGTAACCACAATTGTAACTGGTGATTCTGCTGCCACAGTTGCGACAAAATTGGCCGTGGCTATTGGTGCTGACAGTCAATTTTCAGCGGCTGCCGCAGCATCTGTGGTAACTGTAACTGACGCCGCTTCGGGACCGCGCACCGACGCAACCGCAGGTGATTCTGGTTTTACGATGGCTACTGCCGTCCAGGGTACAAGCATTTCAATTCGTAATATATTATTCTATCGGAACCGACTGGGATTCCTTTCGGATGAGAATATAATTATGAGTGAGGCCGGGACATTCTTTAACTTCTTCCGAACCACTGTGTTGTCCCTGCTGGATGCGGACCCCATTGATGTGGGAACCAGTCACACTAAAGTATCTATTCTGAATTCCGCAGCGGCAGTGGCAGAAACCATGACGCTCTGGTCCGACCAGACTCAGTTTACACTTACAGGAGAGCCGCTGTTGACTCCTGCTTCCGTTCAGATCCCACAGACTACCGAGTATGTCAATCTGGGTGATGTCGCTCCTGTTACCGTTGGCGATGCCATATTCTTTGCGTTTAATCGCGGTGAATTCAGTGGGATTCGAGAGTATGTTCCGGTTAATCAAGTGACGCAGTTTGCCGGGATGGATCTTACCAGGCACGTCCCACGGTATATTAAGGGCAATGTCACCAAGATCGTTGGTTCAGACGCTGAATCGATGCTGTTTGTGCTCACGGACAACTTCCCCACGGGTTGCTACGTATACAAGTGGCACAATGTCGAGGGCGGTGATCGGATACAATCCTCGTGGTCTACTTTTGATTTTGGAACTTCAGCCACTCTTCGGGATGTTTTTATCATTGAAAGCACAGCCTATATGGTGATCACCCGAACTGATGGAACATTCCTTGAGAAGATGAACCTTGAAGACGGGCTCAAGGATGACGACAGCAATATCACAGTTAGACTAGATCGTAGGGTTACCGAGGCTGATTGCACCAGCATAGCCTACAGTGCTATTACTGGCAACACCACTATGGATCTCCCCTATACGCCTCTTGGGGGCGACCTGGTAGCTAACGGCGACTTTGCCCTTGGGAGTGGGGATGTATTTACCAATTGGGTGTTGTTTCCAGATGCACCTTCGACGATCAAACAAGATGCAACCGCCGGTGTCGGTGGAGGTCGATGTATCGAATTTGAATTCCTCACCGCTGCTAATCTGTCGTATGTCGTTCAGCGTAATATTCTGGAGATCGGGCGCACGTATGAATTGACCGTATCCACTAAACACGATGGAACCAAAACCGGTCAAATTCTGTTGTCGGTTGAAGGCGAATCTACCAATCCTCTTCAAACAGATGTCTTTGTGGGAACACCCTCAACGGTTTACCAGACGTTCACCGTGGAATTTGTGGCCGTCTCAACGAACTTGCTGATCAAGGCTAACACCCTGGACGGCGGGACCATGAGCGGGTTACACATTTATATCGATGATGTTGTCGTCAAACCTGCGGGCACAACCTCAGAAGTCGTGGTCCTCACCCGAACGACTGAAGATGTTTCCCGGAATATCGCCGTTGGAAAGGTCAGCTTCAGTGGCGACACAGTAACGATCCCTGGAGATTTATCCGGGACACCGCTGTGGTTGGGAATGACCTACACTTCCAAGCAGGTGCTCACAAGACCAACCCTACGGATACAATCGGCAACCAAGGGGAGCACTGTGGTGAACACCGGTCGATTTCAGGTCCGATATGGTAAAATTACCTACGATGATACCATGGTTTTCGACGTGAAAGTCCTCCCCCTTTATCGATCACCCTACACCTACACCTTCCAGAACAGCCATTTGAATGTGGGCAACGCCATTATCGACCAGGGGCTTACCCCGGCAGATGGTGTGTTTCGCTTTCCTGTCTTCTCTCGAAATGATCAGGTTGCGGTGGAGATAATCAATAACACACCCTTCCCGTCTAACCTCCTGAATATCCACTGGGAAGGGAAATACTTCAGAAAGAGTAGAGAGGTTTAGTAGAGCATTAACATGAAACCTGTAGTTTATCCCAGTGGAACCATTCGTAGTTCCGTGGTAACCGATGCCGCTCGATTGGAGCCAATTTTACGGATGGAGGATCGCCGGGAGTGTCTAACGATTCGTGGACCCTCGACTAACATCCAGAAGGTGCTTGAAAGAGGCATTGAATCCTCCTCTCCCAGTTACACTTTGGAGTCACCCGACGGCAATCGAATAATATGTATCCTTGGAACAGTCCCTCATTGGTACGGGAGTCCCGTGGGTGCTGTGTGGATGGTTGGTTCATCAGAAATCGAAAAGATAGTTTATGATTTTGTCCGAAATTCGGCTTACTGGGTAAGCCGGTTGTTTGATGATAAGTATGATGTGTTATTAAATTCCATTGATAGTCGAAACACCCTTCATCTTCGTTGGCTAAAGTGGCTTGGTTTCAAGTTCATTGGTCAGCATCTTGTGAGTGGTATAAACTTTTACGAATTTCTTAAAACCCGAATATAAAATATGTGTGATCCAGTTATAGCACCAATAGTTATGGGGGTGGTTTCTGGCGGATTGCAAGTAGCCGGATCTGTAGCTAGACATCAAGGCCAACAGGAAGCAGCCAATCAAACGCTGGCTTATCAACAGCAGCTGACCGGAGCCGCTCAAGCAGTTGCAGCCGATCAACAATCTGCGGTTAGACAACGGCAAGCCCAGGAACATGAGTCCTTTGCCCGAGATTCAGAAAAAGCTCGTATAGCTAATGCTGAAGCCCGAGCTACAGCCAGGGTTAGTGCGGGAGAAGCCGGTATTACCGGGTCTTCTGTGGATGCGTTGCTGCAGGAATTTAGTATGCAAGAGGGTCGATACTTTGAAGCAAACCTCAGACAATCTGAACTATTGGATATGGGAGCTGATTCTGAAATTGATTCTATTCGCCAGGGGCTTAACTACCAGACTCTGAGAATCAATGCTCCTGTGAACCGACCAAGTAGACTTGCCACCGGTTTGTCGATTGGTGGAGCGATCATTGGTGCTGCGTCAACAATGTACGATCATCCGGCATTTGTACAAAGAAGAGCTGATAAAGCGGCTGCTAAAGCGGTTCCTAAAATTATAAACCAAAGAGGCAATATTAAACAAAGTGGGGTATCGCGAATTTCTTATTAATAGGTAAAAAAACACCCTAATGGCAAAACTCAGACAACAAACCGACCAACCTCTTGGTGGGGCAGCTAGAGGGCTTCAACCCACAGCTAGACCAAGGTCAGTTCCTATTGGTGCAACACCCCCGTCTACCGGAGAGAACAAGCTTATTCAGTTGGCCCGCGCTCTTGGTCCGTTAAATCAAGTTTTGCGTAATGTGTCTCTTAAAACTCAAGAGAGACTATCGGAAGAGGGAATGGTTCAGGGAGCCTTGATTGCCGAAAAACTTGGTGCAAGGGCTACTATGGACGATCTTCATGCCGAATTGAAGTTTAGGGGCGTTAAGCAAAGAAAACTACCGTGGGTTAGAATAGGAGCCGAAACGAGGTATGGAGAACTACATGCAAGAGCTAGTTTTAAAGCCGGGTTTAAGGAGAGGTTTTACGAAACTTTGGGTGATAATCCCAAAACTTCCCGAGAAGATGTTATCAACGAGGTCTACCAGTCGGCGTATGAATCACTCACAATAAACAGTAAAAATGTTGATAGGGGTTTCTTAAGTGCTTTTCAGCAGGAAAGCCAGTTATTCAATAGAAGGGTAGATGAGGAAAACATAAAACTGAGAGACCTTTTCCATGATAATACCCGAAGGGACAAAACTGGAGAAATAATTGATATATTTAGAAATTCCTCAGATCCAAATAAAACAGAGAATTTTCATATAGAGATAAATAAACATCTATATGGACACCCTCTTGATAACCCTGGAGAAGGATCTTATTCAAATGAAATGGGTAGGGGACAAATCGCTGGAGAGTTATCTAAAAACCTAAAACAGTATGCTTTGCATTTGTTGATTAAAGGAGGTAAAGCTACAGAGGAAAATATTGATGAAGTACATGATCTAATAGAATTGTGGAAGAATATTCTTATTGGTAAAGGCCGTCTTGGGGATACGCAAGTGTTCAAGGATGCAATGTTGAGTGTTTACTATCAAATACCTAAAGATCCCAATACCACAGACGACGAGATATTTGAACAAGCAAACAATGATCGAGAATATGGAAGAATAGATGCTGCAACAATATTAAATAGGTATGGCGGAACAATTACCCTACAGCAAATAGACTACGAGCTGGCGGGTAGTACCGAAAGCCCTGTACGGATAGAAGCCACAAGGGCTCACTTGCGTAAAAATCTGACTAAAAAGACTGAGCGGGACGTTGTAACCGCAATATACAACGCAAGGGCTTCTTTGGACTGGGAAGAAGTAATAAGGCTAGTAGAGATCAACGAACCATTAGGTCTAATAGAACCTGAATTCGCAAACAAGCAGAGGGAATGGGCGAATAATGTTAAAAGCGGATCGTTTTATGCCTCAAGTGAGGAATTGTTTGAGTTAGAAACGGAAGGTTTCCACGAAACAAATTCTCGGGGGGACAGAACAGGCCAATTTCAATTGGGTTCGATGTTCGCAGATCAGTCAAATGTACAGCTTTACTTTTCTACATTCACTGAACCTGAGAAAAGGGCATTGGCGAAAGGGTTTACCTCCGATTATAGAGAACGTTTAGTAAGGCTTATTGCAAAAGAAATAACGGTTGTCTCAGAGGATGGTGTTGAAACTATAAGAGAAGACGCAAAGGCACATATAAGATCAATACTGAATGATCTAAAGGACACGGCAAAAGCCGATGCTATAGCTGCTTTTGATTCAAAAATAAAATATGATGGGATTAAGAAAGCAGATGACAGCAAAACTGAGCGGACGTTAGCCTATGCCAATTCCGTAGAAAACGCACTTGTTATTAAGAGAGGTCTCTGGAATAGCTACGGCTTTAGGGAGCTTCGTTTAATTTTGTCAGGTTTTAATCCTTTAGACAAAGATGGTCCAAACTACGCCTCAAACCTACAAGCCTTGGCAAATGGCATGAAAATCAGAACGGGGACACTTCCAGGTGATGAGAAATGGAGACTGGCAGAAAGTTTTAAGTCGTATTACATTCTAGTTAAGTCTTATAGCGGTTTCACCTATAAAGAATTAATGGAGGGAATAACCAATGAGGGTATATATTTTAATGTAGAAGATATAAACTATAAAAATATTCCACTTTTTATAAACCAAGCAGCGTTACTAGAGGCTTTTAACAACGGAGTGACGACCAAAGAATTTGGTGAAATTTACATGAAATTTTACGATGCGGACAAGTGGCCTAATATGACTCCAGGTAGTTTCTTTCTTGATCAATCGGCTGCTATTTTACAAAGAGTCCAGTTGGATAGAGAAATTCGTGAACAATACTTACCTGAAATTAGAGATCCGAAATCTCGCAGCCTATGGTCTACTATATTGGGGCGGACCTCTACTAGCCTTATTAATAGGTATGCTCAGGTCGCTTTGACCGGTGAACCCTCTAGCCGAAGACTTTTGAGAGATGCATTAATCGAATCCCAGCTCCCTCAACAGGTTCGCGAGTGGAGTCCCCAAGCTGACAACCCCTTGCGGCACAGATGGTTCAATAGAGGAGACGTTTCAGATAGGAATACGGAAGTTTTAAATACCATAATAGAATCGGCAAAACCTGATGCTGAAAAAGATGTTGATATTAGTGGTGAACAGATCACTTCTGATGAGAATAAAAAGGCTGTAGTAGAGCCCAACCTGGTCCGTGCGAAAACCGTAGAGTCTCCTAAGAAGATGACTGCTGATGAAAGGATGGCGGCGGATCGCGAGGAGAGAGCACGAAGGATGGCCGAGGATCGCGAGGAGAGAGCACGAAAGCTGGCCGAGGATCGCGCAGAAAGAGAATAAACATCAAAAATAATATATATTATAAAAAACATGCCAACACTTACTCAACGTCCTGAGTCTCCTGAAACTATTGATGATTATCACGATATTATAGAAAGGACTTCCTTACAAGGAGCGGGTAAGAGAGCTGAAAATATTAGAGAAGACCAACATTGGTTAATGGATTCGTTTTACGCGCCCTTCCGTGGGGCTCTTGGTTCGTTACAAGGTGCATGGAATTTAATAGATCACGTAACAGGTGATGATTATTTGCCAGATTGGGAAAACAATCCACTTGGAGAATCCAGGACAAAATTTGCGAGGGCTGTTGAAAGTATCAGTCAGTTTGTGGTGGGTTTTATTCCGGCATTTAAAGGGTTACAGGTAGCTGGACGAATGGGCAAAGCCTTTGGAGCTGCAAAGTACTTCCAACGGAGACCGAGAATGTTAGAACTGACAAACGCCGCTACAGCCGGGGCTTTCAGTGACTTTACGGTATTTGATGGTAACGAGGCACGATTAGCAAATTTGATAGAAAGTGTTCCAGCATTACATAATCCAATCACGGAATTTCTGGCTGCTGATCCAGAAGACCCTGAACTCTTGGGCCGGTGGAAGAACGCTCTCGAAGGTATTGGGCTAGGTGCTATAGCTGATGGCTTGTATTTGGCTATTAGAGGTGTGAGCAGAGGCGTCAAGGTCAAATACAATGGTGGAACCCATGAAGAGACTATGAGGGCCCTCACGGCTGATTTCAGGGAAAAAAGTATCATCGATTTGGCATTAGAGACAAACGATCCTTCTGATGTGCTTACCATATTGAAGGAGGCGGGTGCTACGACTACAGTTACTTTTAAACCGCTCGGGCCCGGGGGGCTTAAAATCGGGGGTAAAGAAATCCCATACCAACGACCCGATGAAGCCGCATTTGATGTTGTAGGTGCCGCAGCCGATGCCGCAGGTAAAGGCGCAAAGGAACCAAAAACAACCGCTGAACTGAACCAAGAATGGCGAGAAACCGGAGGGGAGCCTCCTGGATCATCCGATCTTCCTAAAGATCCCGTTCCAGAGTTACGTTTTAAAGATTATGTAGCGGATAGACTTAAGGCGAAGAGAGATGGAACGTCATTCAATCCTGATCTACAGGTGGGCGAAGAAATTAACCTTGAAACTCTTTCTACAACGCCGCAAATGCAACAAGTGATATACCAGCGTGCGATGATTCTAGTAGAGCAGCACGGAAAAATTGAATCACAAAGTTGGTTTCCAACCCTAAGAGACATGTATCTTAAAGAAAAGGAGGAAATCTTCAACATATCGCATGAAGAAGCGGTGACCTTGTTTAATGCAAATCTTAAAGCGGTTAAGAACGCTTCTGCAATCCAGTTTGTTGCCCATGATTTTATGAAGCAGACGTTAACAGTGTTTGGTAACGCTGTGAAAAAAGCTGCCAATAGTGGCTCCGAAACTGATATACTTAAAGCTATTGAAATGATGCAAAAAGCTGATGAAGCAGTAGTGATATCCCTTAATTATAAAAGATTTGGGGGACAAATGCTGAATTCCAATAAAGCTTATGTACAAATCTCTGGCTATGAAACTCCAGCGACAAGGGCCCAAATGCTTGAGGAATTGGGCGGTCTTGATTACCTTAAAGAACAAGTCTATAAGATGAATTTGGCTGCTGCGCCCGGTGGTAATAATGCGGGTTTAGTTTCTCTACTTAGAAACCAGGTATCCCTTGGAGGAAAAATATTTAAAGTTCACAATGAATTTTGGATAAATTCCATATTATCAGGTCCAAAAACATTTATGGTAAACATGTTTGGTAACACCATAGCCGCTATGTATTTGCCTTTTGAAGCTGCTGCCGGTGCGGCATTAATGGGTAATAATAATGCTTTCAGATCATCACTCATGCGCTACACCTACATGTGGGACTTTATAGACGATGCCCTGAAGATGACTGCACGGTCGTTTAGGGAAAAGAAAAGTATCCTAGACCCAAATCGTACGATTATGGATACTTGGAACCCCGCAGATAAGGGGAGTATTAGTAGTGAAATGTTTGGCCTTGATCCTGATAGCCCCTTCGGCCAACTTTCGAATGGTCTTGGTAATCTTATCCGCCTACCTACTAGGGTTCTAATGGCCTCGGATGAATTCTACAAACAGTTAAACGGAAGATCCGCATCCAAAGCCCATCTCTATAAGCAAGCTTTAGATGCGGGTATGAGAAATACTGCGGATATTGGAAAATATGTAAATGAACGCTGGCAACAGATGATTAGAACTAGCGGACAACTTTACAGCGAAGGTGCAATCGTACGTGAAGCCATTGAGAAAGCCGATGCAGAGGGTCTCAAGGGTCTTCAAAGAAATGAATTTATAAAATCCTACCGGGACGAAAACTACAACCCAGAACATGGTGTTTTTGGGGGCGCATCCGCAGCCGCTGATTATGGTAGGGAAGTAGCTGGAGAAGCAACCTTTACAACTCGTACAGGCCCAGAAGCAACAGGACTTAGTGGAATATCAAGAAGGGTTCGGCAGATGTCGTCTAAGCATCCCATGGTTCAACTTATGGTTCCCTTTGTTACCACACCCACAAATTTATTATTCTTTGGCGGACAACGCACCGCATTCTTAGCACCTCTTTTTGCCAATAATCGCTTAATACAAGGTGTGTATCAACGGCATTTTGCAGACATGAATTCAGGGGACGCCCTCATACAAGCCTCAGCCCGTGGTCGTCAAGCAATGGGATTTGCACTATGGGTAGGAGCGGGTGCTCTTTACGCCAAAGGAAAAATTACCGGAGGTGGACCCGCAGATGAAGGCCAACGAAAAAACCTCAGAGCCACTGGTTGGCAGCCATACAGTTACAAAACCGATGATGGAACCTACGTATCGTTTAGACGACTTGATCCCTTTGCCACATTCTTTGGGCTTGTTGCTGACTGGAGCGAAATAAACTTCAGATCCGAAGAACACTTTAGTGAGCCATTAAAGACTTTCGGCTCTGCCATAGGTATATCTTTAGCCCGAAACATACACAACAAATCCTACCTGTCAGGTATTAGTCAGGTAATCGACGCCTTTGGAGAACCGGATCGATATATGGCCCGGTGGGCTAGAATGAGAGCGGCATCCTACATCCCCAATCTAATTGCCCAATCAAAAGTAACCTTGGCTGATGATACATATCTTAGAGAAGTTAGAAATGTTTTTGATGCCTGGAAAGGCCGACTGCCAGGGGTTTCCACAAGTCTTGAACCCCGGAGAAACATTCTGGGGCAACCCGTGGATGCCACCATAGCCTCTGTTCCTTTATTCAGTGGGGCTTCTATCCCTGATTGGGTAAGCCCCATAGCTATCAGCCATGAAAAAAATGATCCGGTAATGAAGGAAATAGCAGCTCTCCAACACGGATTCAGTCTACCATCTACGACACTATCTGGATCTGTTGATATGCTGGAATTCAGGAACAAAGATAACCGGTCATCCTACGATCACTGGCTTGAGGGTCATGGTACAGTTAAAATTGGTGGACGAAATCTCCATAATGCTCTTGGTCGATTAATCCGTTCTAATAGTTATAAACGCCTTAGTTATGCCGATACTCTTGAGGGATTCGACAGCCCACGTATCCAGCAAATACGAAGTCTTATAGGACGTTATCGCAGAGCGGCTTTAAAACAAACCTTCAAAGCCTACCCTGACTTTTATGAAAATTATATGGTTACAAAAAGAACAAGGGATGATTTACGCAGAGGACAAAATCCACCCTCAATATTAGAACAGCTTTCTACAACATATTAGAATTACTACACATATAAACCTTAAATTTCACAATGGCTCTATCATACGTCGACTATACCGGAGACAACTCCGAAACCGAATTCAGTCTCACCTTTGATTATATCAAACAAGCTCATGTTACGGTTCAAGAAAATGAAGTAACGAAAACGAATGCCGCCGGTGCTGGTAACTATACTATCAATGAGACGACAAAAAAGGTGGTGTTCGGAACCGCTCCCGGAACGTCGGTTAGAATTCATATCTTTAGAACCACCCCTAATACGATTGCGACTTCCTCCATTGCTTTTACCAAGGGATCAGGAATTCGAGAACAGGAACTTGATAACCTCCAAAAAGAAGACCTGTATATAGCCCAGGAGATCCAGGACTCACTCAAAGGCACTCACGATTACCTGCTGGTCAATGAACGGTCATCCGATCCAGCCAACCCCTCCGAGGGTCAATTCGTTATTTGGATGAGTGATGGAACCGGAGCAGGTGATGATGGAGATATCATGATTAAAATCCAAGCCGGTGCTGTGGTGAAAACCAAGACCCTTGTTGATTATTCTGCGTAAGCCACCACCAATGAATAAATTTGAAACTGCGCTGATCGAACTACACACCGAGGCGGTTAAAAAGCTGATTGAACGCATCCAGGAGGATGAATGTCCAGCCGCTGTCATTAAAGAAGCCAGGGAGATGCTCCGGGATAACCGCATCGACCTTGCTCATCCCTTCCTGAAGGGGACTCCAATGGCGAACCTGGCAACTGTCCTTCCGTTCGCCGATGACGATGGTGATGTAGCCGTTGAAAATTAATGGACCCCCAACTCAAGGACTTCAGAAACTTTCTGTACCTTGTGTGGAAGCACCTGAGATTGCCTGATCCCACCCCGGTGCAATACGACATAGCCAGCTACCTTCAACACGGGCCCCGTCGTAGGATA